TTCCGCGGTCGTCGGTGGCTCTCAGAAACGGTTTCACGGTGCCCGGAGCAGTAAGCGGAGTGCATTTTCGGCCGACATGGAACCGGCACCGCGGGACCCATTGGAGGCGGATATGGCAGTAAAAAGGCCGGCCGTCCCGGCCAAGGTCGTCGGGTGACGGGCGCGCGGTCACCGGAGCGGCGGTTGCGCGGCGCCAAGTTGCGGTATGCGATGGCGATCCGCAACGGGGCGTTGCCGTCACCGCGGATGATGGGATTGATGGTTTGATTATGTTGTGTGAAAGCACAACCGGCCGGCACCGGTTTCGGTCCAGTTTGTTGTCAACCGGTGCCGGCCACCCATTTCCAGAGGCGGCGGCGCGTTACTCCAACGAGCGCGCTTCGCTTAGTCCCCGGCGGGTCCACAAGCCCGTCGGGGACGCACGGTTTCCGAGGGCAGGAAAGTCAAACCCGCTATGCCCCTCCCCGTCGCGACGGGAGCCGAGGACAACGACGGTTGGTATTCGGTTAGCGGACTACTACATATGTGAATGCGAACAAGGTCACAACACATGATCTTGTTTGAGGCGACGACACCCGGCGCGTTAGCTGCGTTCCTGAAGTATGCGGAGCCGGGTCAGACGGTTTTGTATCATGTCGGTTTTCTTCCGCTGGATAAGGTTGGCGTTGCGTCGCCAAAAGCGGTTATCCTTAGCGACTTACAACGCGCGGTCTGGCGCGCACGTGATCGGCTATACCTCACACAAAAACGCTTGGGCGCATTTAATTATGAGTACCGAGCCACCTGCCGCCGCCTCGATGCTGGCGAACGAAAACACGATGTTACGGGAGTACGCGCGAGCGGGAGTGGAGCCGGTTCACTCGCAGGGGATTTTGTTTTCGCTCGATCTGGTACGGAGCATCAACCGCAGCAAGGCGGAGATGACCAAGGCGTTGAAGGAAATTGAGAACGGGCGATGAGCAAGGCCCGTGGTCATATTGATAAAACCGGATTGAGCCCCGACGAAGAAATCAAGGTTGCGTATTTTCATTTAATCAAAGGCATCGCGCAACACACGCTTGCCGATCTGTTTGATGTCAACCCCGGCCGCATTGCGGAAGCGATTGAGCGCGTCTCGCGAGCGGTTGGTCATGAGTGAGGCAACAAGCGTTGCTCACGTTGCAGGACAAAGAGTGTCAGTAATTGTGCTGGTCTTGTTGTTGTGGGTGTTAGGCGCGGTGCTGGTAGTGCTGTGGGTGCTGGACGGCGCGTTTCAACGTGGCCGCGACGTTCGCCGGCTAGATCGGGAGCAAGAATGAGCCAGTTTCAAGGCGAGCCGGACAAGCGGCAGGAAGGCGATATTGAGGTGTCGCGGTTTCGGCCGCGCTATCGCAAGCTGACAACCGAGGAAATGGCGTTGCATGATTTGATTAAGACGCGCGCCGAGGAACTAGAGGAATTGTATATGCAAGCGTCGAAAGATCAGCGCTATCGGGCGCTGGCGACGACGGCGTTAGAGGAAAGCGTCATGTGGGCAATCAAGGCATTAACAGCATGAAACTATCGGGCGAGCTACCGTTGACTAGGGCGGGACGCGCGCCGCCGCTAAACCCGGAAATGAATTGGCTGGCGTTCTCGACGATGTTGCAGAACAACATTGACCAACGGGCGCTGGCGATACGGCAGGCGCAAGACGCCGGCGAGCCGGAGAAGGCGGCTGTTCTTTTAACGGCGCAGGAGGTGTTATTAGGCTTGCAACACGCTATAGTCGCGGGCCTACATGCGAGCATGGGAGACTGAGGATGTGGGAGTTTAAATATGTGGACGTTCTCAACACCGATCCGGCCGCCGGCGAAACGGCGTTGAATGCGCTAGGCGCCGACGGTTGGGATTTTTGCTTTGCCGATCCGACGTCCGGCGGCGCGCATGTGCGGGTGTGGATGAAGCGCGCGGCGGAGGCGGAGGAGGAAGCCGAGGACCAAGAGGCGGCGTAAATGCCTTCGATCCCCGGCGTTGCGACCGTCATTGTGTTAGGCGTCGCCGGTTATGTCGCGGGACAATTCACCGGCGGCGACAGCGCGATACACGGCGCAATACTTGGCGCGCTGCTTGTGTTAGTGTTCAAAAATGCCCGCTGAACGGTTCACCCGCAAGGCGAACACCCCGCGCAAGGCGCGCCAGTGGCAGCACGTCTACGACAGTATGCGCTCGCGGGGCGCCTCCAAGGGCACGGCGATCCGAGCGGCCTCCGGGGTGGTCAAGCGCGGGCGGAGGATGCGACGGGCGCGCCGCTGACATTCGACCTCCCGACGCCGCCGAGCCTCAACGTCACCCGGCGGATCGATTGGGAGGGCTACAAGAAAGCGAACCTCTGGAAAGATCGCGCCAACGCGCGGTTGATCCTGCAAAAAATCAAACCGCACCAAGTCAAGATGACCGGCGCGTTTGAGTGCCGAATACTGGTTTCTGAAAAACACCGAATAGATTTTGACAACACGCCGAAAGTCGTGCTCGATTACCTCCGACGGGTGGAGTTAATTCCCGACGATGCCCCGCGATACTTGCGCCGGCTTGTGGTGGAGCCGGGAGACGTGCCCGAGGGCATACGGGTTGAATTGACCCCCGTAGAGGCGGCAGCACCATGTATAGCGATGAGCAAGAGGCGTGGCTAAAGCGCTTTGTGCGGCGATTGATCGACCTTGCGGTTGCGAGCGGACACACCGAAAAAGAGAAATTCGCGCGCGACTACGCTTGGGAAATCGGGCGGATGTATCTCGCCGACGGCGACGTGACCGGCAATCCGTCGGCGCAGCTACCGGAGACATTCAAGGACCCGGTTGAGGCGGCGGGTTTTGAATTTGGTTGTTGGGCGTGGTGGCCGCGCAAGCGGGATGGCCGGCTAGAGCTACCGGAGCGCGCGTGATAAACCACGCAGATGCACAAGCCGAAGCAAGTCCCGCTACCTCACGTCGCGCCGTTCCCGACTGAGCGGTTCCTTGGTTTCATCAAGCAACTTAAAATCATCACCAAAGATTTCGGATTGATCCCGTTCTCGTTGTTGGGGACGCAACAATACGTGCTCGATGAAATTGACGAGGGGCTTTCTCGCGGTATCACTACGTTCATAATCCTCAAAGCGCGCCAGCTTGGGATGAGCACGGCTTTCATCGCGTTGGATTTGTTTTGGGCTTTCGAGCACGCGGGGCTCGCGGGAGCGTTCGCCACGCACAACGAGCAATCCCGAGATCAATTTCGCAACATCATTGAGACATATTTCAATCATTTGCCGCGCACGCACAAAATCCGCTATGCCAAACATAACCGCACCATGTTGATCCTGAAGAACGGATCGACGTTTCAGTATTTGGTAGCCGGCGTGAAAGAGCGGACAGCGACGAACCTTGGACGATCGGGTGCGTTCAATTTTCTGCACGCAACCGAGGTGGCGTTTTGGGGCAACGAACAAGACTTGAACGAATTACGCGCCACGCTCTCAACGCACTATCCGCATAGACTACAGATTTACGAGAGCACCGCCAACGGGTTCAATCACTACGAGGATATGTGTCAGACGGCGCAGGACAGCCGGACGCAAAAATTCATTTTCGTAGGATGGTGGCGCAACGAACTCTATCGCTTCAATCGCGAGGACCCGCGGTTTACGGTATATTGTCCGGCGGGCGATGACGAAAAACTAACCGCGCTAGAGCGCAAGCGGTTCAATCTCGTAAAAGAGGTGTACGGATTTACAATCGCGATTGAGCAAATCGCTTGGTATCGCTGGAAGCTAGACGACGACGCCGGCGGTGACCAAATGAAGATGGACGAAATGTTTCCGTGGGTGCCCGAGGATGCGTTTGTCGCGACCGGCTCTAAGTTTTTCACCAACGAAAGCTTGACCGACAGTATGCGCCGCGCGCGGCACCAAGCGTTGTCGCCATATCGCTACGTGATCGGGCTTGAGTGGACGGACCTCGCCGTTGTGCCGGCCGCACTGGCACGCGCCGAGCTAAAGATTTGGGAGGAGGCGCACCCGCATGGACACTACGTTATTGGTTGCGATCCAGCTTACGGATCAAGCGACACCGCCGATCGTACAGTCATTCATGTTGCACGGGCCTATGCCGACCGACTTGTGCAAGTCGCTGAATTTGTCTCCCCAACAGTGTCAACATATCAATGTGCTTGGGTGCTCGCTCACCTTGCGGGCTACTACTCCGGGGCAGCGGGAGCGCTCGTTAACTTGGAAATTTCCGGGCCGGGGACCACGGTGTTCCAAGCGCTCAACGACCTCCGCGAACAAGTCATGCAGCAACCGCCCAAAGGCAAAGAAGCGCTCCGCAACGTCCTAAACGCCATGCGGCATTTCCTCTACCGGCGCCCGGACGCAATGGCCGGCGAGCTTGCCTATCAATGGCGCATGACGATGGACAACAAGCTAGCGATGATGACCGGGTACAAGGACAGTTTTGAATTGCAACGGCACATTCTCAATTCAATGCACTTGCTAGAGGAAATGAAATCCATCGTTTATGAAAACGGACAAATCCAAGCGGAGGGACGCAAGAAAGACGATCGCGTAATCGCGGCCGCGCTCGCGCATGAGGCGTGGGTTCGGTGGGCGCGCCAGAAGCTTCGCGGCATGGGCATGACCTATTTGAAAGCGCAACATTCAGAGCAAAACCCAACACCTACTCAAGTGCAGCGCATGGCATTGAACTATCTCAAGGAGGCGAAAATCATGGTTAACGATGAGATACCCGGATGACGGAGCCGCAGCACGACTACAAATCGTTTTTTGAAATGTCTGCCTGCCGATCGACGTGTGCAATCTGCGGTGACCCTAGTCCCATTGTATTTGTCGAGCGCACGCGCGACTACGACAAGCGCGAGCGGGTCACGCGCAACTACAAAATCCGCGTGGCGGTTTCCGAATTGTTGCGGGATCATGGATGGGTGATTGACTTGAAGAAAGACCGAGCGGTGTGTCCATCATGCAAAGGGATCGGGAGCAACAATGAGCCTCACAGCGGGTGAAATCAGGCGCGAGCTAAGACGGTTCATCTATGACCCGTATTACAAGGAACCGAGCCGGCGGGTGCCGATCGTGCCCCTATGCCGGTACTGCGGAATAGCGCCGCAGACGGCGCGGGAAATCATCAACGGCGTCAAAGACGCGGGGCCAAAATGCCTGTCTCGATTTGGTCCGGTGATTGAGAAGATAATGGCCGGGCAAATCTATTTTGTCCGGGTAGGTTTCAAGTGGGAGGTTTGCGAACGGCCGGCTAGCGATTATGCTGGCGCCGGTAAAACGGGGTCGGACCGTGCCGCGAAGATCATTCCTCTGCCTAAACCGCAATTGCTTAACCGAATTTGATAGCGAGCGCGACGCGCAGTATTGCCCGCGTTGCCGCGGGAACCGGGTCCGATGGGTGCCCAAGCCGATCGCCATTATGAGCGGCGGCACACGGCAAGCCGACGCCGACCTCAAACAACTCGCGGCCGACTACGGAATGTCAAACCTCAATTCCGCGCGCGCCGGTCAGCGAGCCGCCCCGGCGCCGGTTCCCAAGAACGTCATACCGTTTCGGATGCAAGCCGCGCCGGCGTGGCAAGGACAATTCGCGATCGGCGAGGACGGCAAGCCGCGCGCCATGTGTGTCCCGACCGGGGTTAGCGCCAAGATGAAAGGCGAGCGGATTATCAATCAGACGGCGCGGCTTAGTAAGCAGGGACAACAGCTAGGCGCCGGATCGGAAATCGTCGGCAGTAGCAATCTGACACAAGCCGACATAGCGGCGGCGGTGAAGGGGCTCAAATGATAATCCCACTCTCAAACAAGAAATTCCGCGACAACAAGGTGCTTGAGGTGCGCGACATTTGCCTGTCGTCGCGCGAGGAACGGCGAAGCCTATATGATTTGCGGCGCCGGTTCTTTCTGTACGGGACCGACAACAACAGAACCGAGAGCGTCAAATTCAACCGGCTGCAAGCACACCTCGACCTAGTGGCCTCATTCTTATACGCCGCCGACTATGCCAAATACGATTTGTCTGTCGGGCAAAACAAAGAGCAAGCACTAGTCGATCAAGCGTTAGCATTGCAGGATCATTGGAATGACGTGTTTCGCGATAGCGGTCTTGCCTATCTCGCCGGCGACGCAATGTTGTGGTCGCTCGTTAACGACACAATGTTCATCAAAATGGGATGGTCAAATGAGCGGCGCCAGCTATACGGCACCCTTGTCAACCCCGCCAATTTCGGCGTTTTTGATGAAAGCAATACCGACCTCGACCACCAAGAGGCTTTCACACATCGCTATCGTATTCCGTGGGACAATGCGGTTGTCCGGCTGTTGCGCGCCGGCTTGAAGGACGAAATCAAAAAGCTAGGCACGACACAGGGAACCGAGCGCGCCGAGTACCCGCCGGTGTTTCAAGCGCTGATGATTAGCGCCACCGGCGGCACCAATATCACCGGCAACATTGCCGGCATGGCGCCCGCGGTGTTCTCGCCGGTTCCAACCTATGAGCCGAAAAACGATTTTCCGACGGTGGAATTTCAGGAAGTGTGGATGTGGGATGACGTGCACGATGATTACGTCGTGTGCACGATTGCGCAACCCGACATTATCCTCACCGACAGCCGTGAGACGATCGCGACGCTAGGCCGCCGATCGGAAACGGACCCGGCAAATTGGAACACCGAAACCAACCCCTACATGGCCGGCGAACACCCGTTTGTGCCGTTCACGCCGTTTACCTTGCCGGATTTCTTTTGGGGAGAGGCGCACTGTGACAGGCTTATTCCGCTCCAGCGGTGGACGAACGAGCGGCTCGATCAAATTGCCGAAATTCTGGAAATGCAAGTTGACCCACCTAAAGCGTTCTCCGGGTTCATGGGCCTCAACGATGAGAAAGCCGGTGCGTTCGGCGGTCCCGGCACGTGGGTGCTCGACCAACTCCCGAATGCGAAAGTAGAGCCGATGCGGCCGGAAATGCCGCAAGATTTGTTCACCGAGTTTAAGGAAATCGGGTCAATCTTTTTGGAGGCGTCGGGCCTCACGGAAACCGTCACCGGCAAAGGCGAGGCGGGCGTCCGCGGCGGCGGCCACGCCAAGCAACTCGCGGCGACCGGCTCTAGCCGCATTCGCAAGATCGCCGTCAACATGGAACAACCGCTAGTTAAGATGGGTGACCTCGGGATCAAGTTGGTACAGCGCAACTCGAAAGAAAAACTCCGGGTGAAAAGCGGCGAGCAATTCTATCCGGCGCAATTTGCAACGGACGATTGGAATTTGCGGATTAGCGGTCACTCGCACTCGCCGCTGTTTGCCAACGAGAGCCGCGAGCTAGCCGCGTTGTTGTTGAAGGCGAAGTCGATCGACCGCGAAATGTTTATCCGAATGCTCAACCCGCCGGGCGCCGACGCGATGATTACCGGCATTCGCAAGATGGTGGCGCAAGAAAATCAGATGGCGCAAGCCGCCGCCGCCGCCAAGGCGCAAGGTGCACCCGGCGGCGGGACGCGCGGCAAGAAGGCGGCCTAGCTGTAAGCTGACGGGCGCCGTTTATTCTCTATGATGGGCTATCGACCCTTTGCCCCGGCAATCCCGCCGAGAGGTAACAACGAGGGAGGCATATGATGGCACGTCGTCGTCGTCGCGGTCGCCGGTAGACCCTAACAACCGGCTTCGACAATTCGGGATCAACTCTTTGATCGGAGTGTAGAAATGGCACGACGAAGGAAACATCGGCGAGGGAGACGGTAAGCGAACTCGCACGCACTACCACTCAAGCGCACAACTCACCTTGCCCCCGTCGTTTTGAGCCGGCGGGGGCTTTGTTATCTGTAAGCTGACCAATCAGTTAAACGGCGCTATTTATACGCGCCATGCCACCACTAGTACCCGGCGCGGCTCCACCCCCAACACCCGGCGGTCCACTCCCCGGACGTCCGTCACTCCCCGGCTCGCCGATGGGCGGACCCGGCGGACCCGGTGGTAGTCCAATGACAGCGGCGGGCGCCGGCGCGGGTCAAGAGGCGGCGGCCGACGCAATCATTGTCATGGTGTTGCAAGGGCTCCACAAGGCAATGGCCGCATATCCGATCGGCTCCAAAAAATATCTCGCTTCGATGCACGCAATTCGCGCGCTCGCGCCAAACTTTGCGGGACAGGAAACGCAACAGATGGTGCCGGGCGCGGTTCAACAAATGGCATTGGCGGCACGGAGAGGCGGCGGGCCTATGCAAGCGGCTCCGCCGCCGGGTATCGCGCCGGCCGCCTTGCCACCCGGAGGCGGTGCGCCGCCGCCCGGAGGACCCGGCGCCGCCGGCGGTCCACCCGTTCCACCTCCGCCCGCACCGGGCGGAGGCGAGGAGTAGGAGAGGCAAACATGGCAGAGAGCACGTATCTCAAACCGCGCGGCGTGTCGGGGTCCGACCTCGGTATGCGCAAGAAACAAAACGGCATGTTTCAAAATGTGTCGTCGTATCCGCAACTCGGCGGCTTCGGTAACGCCGGCGATATGCCGACAGCCGATCGACCGCTCGCGCTCGAAAAGGGCGATTTGACCCGCAAGGGCCGGCCGGTCTGACATGCCGCAAAAGAGGAACCCGCCCGGACATCGAATGCCCAAGCCTAGCAACTTGCGGGCTAAACGGCTTACGTCCCTTCGGGCGGGTAACCTTGAAGAACAGCGCGACACTTATCGCGACGACGTTTATATCGACCCAAACAGATATTTCCGGCTCAACAACACATTCGGTTTGAACCGCGATCCGTGGGAACGGCTTTCGCGCGCGGCACCGCAAGTTTTGGAAGGCGTGTTTTCCATTGAACAGGATCGCGCGACGCGCCGGCGCACGCGCGGGATGGCCGGACCTAACCCGGACAAGCCAATGGAAGGCATGATGATCGGCGGCATGTTCCCCGCGACACACCCGCAGGAACGCGCCAAGCCGACAGGCAGACAGAAAAAGCAGGCGAAAGGTAAGAGGTACTAAAATGGCAGGCGAACCCCAACCCCACACCGCGCAACCGACGCCAGAGTTTGACGAAGCGACATTGATGGCGGCCGGCCGCCTTGCAATCGCGCTTGGTCGCAACAAGGAAACCGGGCGCCCGTTTCGCGCACTGGTCAAAAAGATCGACCCGACCCGCACATTCCCGGCGGACGACGTTGCGGATTTGCGCGAGGAAATGGCGGAGCGCGAACGAAAGGCCAAAGAGAAGGCCGATCACGACAAGATAATCAACGCTATCGAGGCGCAGCGCAAAATCGTCGCCGGCCGCTACACCGACGACGAAATGAAAGAGATTGACAAGATCATGGAAAAGGCGGGGCTCACCGATTACGAAATCGGCGAGGAATTGTATTTGTCCCGCCGCAAGCCGGGTGTCGCGCGCGACGCCGCGTTGAGTAACGGGCGCACGTGGGAATTTCCGCAAGCCGACGGTTTGTTTGAAAACCCGCAAAAGTGGGCGACGGACGAAGCCGTGAAGGTGATTGACGAAATCAAAACGGGCGTGTTCCGCCCGTAACAGCGGGGAGTAAGAAACAATGCCGCAATTTGGTTCTGGCATAATTCCGCAACAAGGCGCGGTAGCGGCCGAGCTTGCGGCAACAGTCCGCCGAGCATTCTTGCCAAAGGTGTTCGTGCAACTCTGGAAATCAACGCCGACAATGGCGGCGTTGCTCGCGCACGCGCAAGTCGCGTCCGGCGGCTTGTCGCCGATCACCGTTCCGTTGCAGGGCAACCCGATGGTGACGGTGCAGAACGTCGGCTATGACGGGTCATTCAATCAACCCGGCGTCACACCCGGCATTCAGAACGCCGAATTTAATTTGAAGGGTTATTTGACCGCAATTCCGTTCCTCGGAATGGAGGGGCTTGTTCAAATCGACTACAGCGTTGTGCCGCTCATCGAAGCGCGCATGAACGACGCAACCAACGTCACACTCGACAGGTTTGCGACCGACGTGTTCAACAACATCGCGCAGACGCAAGCGATGATCGGCTTGCCGGCGGCGATTGATGACGGAACGGTTGCCACCACCTACGGCGGGCTCAACCGATCAACGCAAACTTTCTGGCGTTCGCAAGTCGTCAACAACGGCGCGCCCACCGCGCCGACCCGTAACCTCATGCTGCAATACATCGCGCAGGTTACGAAGGCGACCGGCGAAATTCCTAAAATGGGCCTGTTGGGGTTTGGCACGTGGACCCAACTCGCGCAGGATTTCACCTCACAAGAACGCTACAACGTGACGCCAAATCTCGCGTTCGGCGCCGGCAAGGTGCAAGCCTTGTTCCGTGCGCTCGACGTTGCTGGCGTCCCGTTCTATGCCGATCCGTATTGCCCGGAAGGCACGTTGTATCTCATCAACAACGACTATCTGAGTTTGTATGTCCACGAAAAAGCCGCGTTCTATTTCACCGGCTTTGAAAGCACCTTGGCGAACGGCCAATTTGGCTATGTGGGTGCACTCTTAACCTTGTTGGAGTTGGTAGACCATAAGTGCAAAGCGCACGGCAAGTTCACCAACCTCCAATTCCTCAACATCTAAGGGGGATCGGCCATGCGTATCGCCGGCGCATTCACTCAGGGTCAAAAACCCATTGCAGTATCACTCGGGCAAGGCGGGTTGTTCTATCCGCCGGCTGGCAACTACATCGTGTCACTCGGCACCGCAACCGTGTTGCAGGTGTTCGATGCGCAAGCCCTTGTGTGGCGCAACGTGACAGCCACCCCGTCGCAATTTGTCGCGTTCGACAGCGATGGAATTAACTGGCGCCTGTTGAACATCACCGGCACGCTACTCGCGCTTGGCATCTCGGCGGCCGGCACCGGGGCTCCAAACAACGGCATCAACCCGGCGGGCGTTGCGCTCACCATCCCGGCCGGCACCGCCAACAGCAACGCGACCGGCTACCCGATCATTGGCGGCGCGCTTGGCGGCGGCGTCACGGTCACCGCGGCCGGAAGCGGCTTTACGTGTCCGCCCGTCATTGTGATTGACCCTCCGCCGGTTGGCGGCATTCAGGCGACGGCGGTTGCGACGATCACCGCCGGCGGCGCCATCAACACCGTGACGGTGGTCAACGCCGGCGCTGGTTATTCCTCGACGCCCAACATTTTCGTGCTCCCGCAAATCACCCTCAATCCGTCCGCGGCCATCCCGCCGAATACGACGCCGCCCGTGACCGCGGTTCCGCCCGGCACCGTCGGGCTCCCGCCTCCCGGTTTGAATTACTTCGCCATGACCGGCATCGTGCCGGTGTCCGGCGGCGCAATTCTCAACTGGACGTCGGCGACCCCGCTTTCCGCGAGTTCTGGCACCCTCACCGGTGCGGTCCTTACCTATGGCGGCGTCGGTTATTCCGGCACCGTCACCCCGACGATTACCGGCGCCGGTGCCGCGACCCTCACAAGCACCGTCGGCGCCGCCGCGGCTAACGATACCTCGTATCTATTCCCGGCTATCACGTCGTAAAGGAACGCAATGCCTAACCCTCCAATGCCGGTGCTCGACCGGGACCTAAATGAACGCCCGGTGCGACATACGTTGGTGAAGGTCACCAACAAGAACGATTTTGCGTTGTCGGATATGTATGACAGCGTTCCCTATGTGTTTGAACCCGGCAAGGAACTAAAAATGCCGGCGGACGCCGCGCACCACATTTTCGGCTGGACCGAAAGCGCGACGCACGCACAAATGTTTCAGCACGTGCAGAAGCGGTGGGGCTGGAATACGCCGCAATGGCGAGACAAGGCGCAGCGGTTTTGGGACAAGTTTTCAATCCAAAGCGCACATTTCAAACTGGTAGAGGTGTCGGAGGAGGAAGCCGCCGACGCGCTGCCGATCGAACTAGGGGCGCGCGAGACAACGCGACGTGCGTAATGGGCCGTGCAACTACAGGACTATACGTTACAAGTCCAAGAACTAGTGCATGACCTCGCGGGGTTGGATTACTCCCCGACCGAGCTAACAAATTTTGTGAATGCTGGACGTGAGCGCGTCGCGCTCGACACGCATTGCGTTCGGATATTGTTCCAGAACGCGACAATCATCGCAAATCAGGAACAGTATCCGATTTTCGGTGCCGTGATTGGTGGCACCGTCACCGCCGGCGGTAGCGGCTACTCAGCGGTATCGCCTCCCGCTGTCACGATCAGCGCACCGCCGGCGGGCGGAACACAAGCGACGGCGGTTGCGGTGGTAGACCCGACCGGCCTCACCACCGCGGTACAGCAAATCAACATGACGAATTGGGGCGCCGGCTATGTCGCGCAGCCAACCATGTCGATTGCTCCGCCCGGCGTTGGCACGCCTGCGACCGCGAAAGCTATGTGCACGTTTAACGTGTTCGATTGGAACTCGATTTCGTTGCTCAACGGAACGCTCCGCTACACGTTGCGCTGGCTCCCGTTCACGCCGTTTCAAGCGTTCTGTCGCGCCTACACGCAATTCCGGCGCCCGTCATCTATCTGGTCGCAAATTCAGGAAGCCAACATCACCTTTCTTTGTCCGATACCCGATCAAACGTACCTCGTTGATATAGACGCGATTGCGTTACCAACTCCGTTAGTCGCCCCGACCGACGTTGATACGCAAATCATCCCGCCGACGTCCGATTGCGTGCAATGGTATGCGGGGCACAAAGCTATTTTGAAGTCGCAAAATTGGGAGCAAGCGGAGTTTTTGCAGCAAAAATATCAAGCCCGCGTTGAGAAGATGATAATGCAGCGACAGGATCGGCGCATCATTTCTGTCTATCAGAATTGGTGGCGTCGAATGTCAAGGCTGTGAGCTATGGCCTTACAGCCACAACAAACACGTGGCGGCGGCGCGATAACGTCCACGCAGACGGCCACCAAAGAATATTTGGTTTTCAACAAGTTTGAGACGATGGACACGCAGCGCGCGCGTGCGTCACTCCCGCCGCAGCGACTAGCATGGTGCGAAAATCTGCAAATACTCGCCGACAATCAGCTTGTTGCTGTTGATGGGCCAGAACCGCCATTAACGCAAATCTTGGGCAAGCTAATATCTACGCAAGTTTACGCAAACTATAACAATAACGACTATTTGATTTGTTTCACGGAGGATGGCGCCGGCTATCAGGTGGACATTTCTACGGGCGCGCAAGTTACGATCGGTGGACCCGGCACGTTTTCGTCAACGCCGGATGTGACGCAATGGCAATCGCAACGGGTGCTCATCGCGGACCCGGTTGCTGGTTACTGCACGTGGGACGGAACCGTATTCATCAAAACCGGCAGCGTCGCGCCGACGGTCACAATCACCAACGGCGGGGTTGGTTACGGGAGTGTGCCATCGGTCACGATTACCGGCGGGTCCGGCACCGGCGTTCTCGCCCATGCGGTTGTTGTCGGCGGCGTAGTAACCTCGGTCGTTATTGATAGTGCGGGCAGCGGGTATCACGCGGGCGACACGCTCACGGTCAATTTCAGCGGCGGTAGTCCGACAACGCCGGCGACCGCGACGGCAAAAATCTGGCCGTTCTTCTCATTCCCCGCCGGCACACCACCGACCACGCTCGCCGTGTATCAAGGGCGCGTGTGGATCGCCAGCGGGCGCGTATTGACGTGGACCGGCACCGGCGGATTTGATGATAGCAGCACCGCGAACGCCTCCGGTTCGCTCACGGTGACCGACGCCGATCTTGTGCATTCGATTTTTGCACTCCGCGCACTCAACAATTACCTTTTCATTTTCGGCGACAACTCGATCAAACAAATCGGAACGATCAGCGTTAGCGGCTCGACTACGAATTTCACGATCGTTACGCTTTCATCGGACGTGGGCACAACCTTTCAACGTACAATCCTGTCCTATAACCGGCTTGTGTTTTTTGCGAACAAGATTGGTGCCTACGCCATTTTTGGCGCTAGCGTTGAAAAAATCTCAAGCCCTATGGATGGGATATTCTCAAAGCTCGATTTCACGCAACCACTACAGGCAGCGCTCGCGGACATTACGTCCGTTCGCACCTACATGGTGCTGGTCAGATACGTTGACCCGTTCCGCGGCACCCGGTCGCTTTTGCTCTCGTTTGCGGAAAAACGCTGGTACGTCATTAATCAGGGCGCAAACATACTGTCGTGTTGTCACGCTCCGATCGCCGGCACAATCGAGACGTTTGCGAGTAGCGGACCGGACATTACGCAAATCCTACAACAGCCGACGGCGCCGGTTCCGATCATTCTACAACTCGCGCTCGCGGACCATAGCAAGCCGTATCAGCAAAAGCGCGCTATCCGGTTTGGGATCGGACAGAACGTCACCGGCGGGCAAACGATAAGCGGGTCCGTTGATAGCGAAAATTCAAACGTCGGGTTTACGAGCTATGTCGCCGGCAATCCGGTGACATGGATTAACTCGATGGGACAGGTCGTGAATTGGATTAATAGCCTCGGGCAACTCGTTACGTGGCTAGGAACCGGGTTTTTCTGGCAGCGCGGGCAAGCGGCGGCGACGGGGCTTTATCTCGGGCTTACGGTCACCGGCAGCGTCGCGCAAATGTCTTTCAACTCGTTTGTGATAGAATATCAAGACGCAACCGTAATGGCATCGAAACCGGAGCGGTAGGAATGGCGATTTTCTTTCACGACACGGTGTTGCCGAAGGACCCCGACGGGTTCTCGATTTGGCGCATGGAACACTATCTAGAGCACCGCCAATTCATTGAGCTAGGGCAGGCGGCATCGCCGCCGTTCATCATTCCCGATTACGATATTTCGACAATCGTTTTTGACGATCCGAATTTACTCACGCAATGGATGGGCTATCACGCGAGCATTCACGATGCTTTGCGGCAGTTTAGCAAGGTGGACAGCGCGATTGATTTGTCGGAGGGCGATCTAAACAACGACGAATTTTGGTTTGTGTGGATGGACAACCACGCCTCGGAACACCGCGCGATCAGGCAAGCGCTCAATTTGACGTAGGAGCAAGCAAATGTCTTGGCTCTCGGACGCATGGCACGGCATCGAAAACGTCGTTTCGGACGTTGGGAGTTGGGCCGCTTCCAATGAAAGCTGGCTGTTACCCGTCGCGCTTGGCGTCGGCGCGGTCGCGACCGGCGGGCTACTCGCCGGCGCTCTTGCCCCGGAGCTATTAGGCGGTGCGGCGGCGGCGGAGGCTGGCGGAGAAGCAGCGGCGGCCGGCGGGTTCGGCGGCGAACTACTCGGCGGCGCGGGCGCGGAAGCGTTTGGCGAAGGTGCCGCGGGGATCGAAGCCGGCATTGGTGGCACCGCGGCGGACGTAGCCGCAGCGGAGGCGATACCGAGCGCGGTGGATATTACGGTCGCGCCGTGGACGGGCGCCGCGCTCGAAGGCGGCACCGAAGCGTTTGCCGGCGGCTCGCTCGATACCCTGTTAGGCGGCGGAGCGGCCGGCATCGAGGGCGGCGTAGGCGGCGTGGGCACAGACGTTGCGGCACTTGAGGCGGCGGACGAAGGAGGGTTAATCGGCGTCGGAGGTGGCGATTTGACGGGCGTCACGGCCGGCGGAGGTGTGTCAGACGTTCCGCTCGCGGGCGAATTGCCGGACGTGGCGTCGCCGGCCGAAACCGTGGCCGGACGTTTCCCCTTGCCGGACACCGGCGAGGCTATGCCCACGGGCGGCACGTTTAGCCAAGCGGCAACCGCCGCGGAACAAAGCCCGTTGTCGTTTGCGGGAACGCCGGCGAGTGCGGCACCGGGCGGCGGCGCGCCGGCCGCGCAAGCGATTGACACAGCGTTAACCACGGGTGGCGGCGGGTCCGCGAGCGCGGCCGGGGACATAGGGGCTAGCTCGATCAGCACTGGCGGCGGTGCGGGCGCCGGCGGGTTTAATCTCGGCGGGCTCGGCAAGGGTATTGAAGGCGCGCTCGGATCGCCGTGGGTCAAATACGGGCTGCCGTTGGGCGTTATCGGCGCGCAATTCCTCCGCGGGCCGGGACAACTCCCGCCGCAAGAGCGAGGCGCGATCGACCTTGCAAATCAACAAGCCACGTTTGGCGCCACGCAACTCCAACTCGCGCAGCAAGGACAGATTTTGCCAGCGCAGCAAGCGCAGATAGATCAATGGGTGCAGGGACAGAAAAACCAACTCTATCAACTCTATGCCTCGCGCGGTATTGACCCGCACTCCTCGACCGATTTTGCGCAAGCGTCGGCACAAATCGACGCGCAAGCGCTCGCGCAGCGTTCGGCAATCATTCAAACGATGATACAGAATGGGTTGTCATTCGAAACGGCGGCATCAAACACATTGACCGGCGCCGCACAGCAACAAGTGTCGCTCGACAACGCTTTCAATCAGTCAATGAGTAGCGCGCTTTCATCGTTCGGAATGATGGCGGCACTCAGCGGCGGGCGCGGCGGTAACGTCACGATCAATGCGCCTCCGGGTTCAACCGTAACACCGTCATAGGTGACCTATGGCAGATGACGCGCCCGATACCGTAGCGGCAAACGACCCTAATCAACCCGTTGTGGTGCAGCCGCCACTTAAAGACACGCCGCCGCCCGGTGCGGAACCGCCGGCACCGACGGAGGCGCCGCAGCTACCGAAATTTCAGACGCACGCCGCAGACATTTTCGAGGCGCGGCAACAATTAGGCGCGGAGGAGCAAGACATTTTAGGGCGCCGTGAAAAGGAATTAGCGCCCTATCGTTCTTCGCTGGCGCGGACAATGGCACAACCGGCGCCGGCGCGCCCGCAGATGCAAAAACAACAGCCGTTTCAGTCACCCGGAACGGAAGCAATGTGGAATTGGTCGCAAGCCGCATTGTTAGTTGGCGCTCTTGCCGGCGCGCTCGGGCGACGGAGCGCAACGCAATCGCTCAACGCGATTGCCGGCATGAATGAAGGGCTCGCGCAAGGCAACATCGAAAATTACAACCGGTCCTATAAGCAATGGGAAGCCAACGCGCGCGCGACCCGCGAAAACAACGAGCAGAAAATGAACGAATATAAGGCCGTCATGGAGGCGCGGCACTACGACATTGAACAGAAAATGTCGATGATGGAGCTAGTCTCCAACAAGTATCGCGATGAAATTGCCGCACAAGCGGCGCGTGACAAGAATTTTACAGCGCTCGCCGAAATCATCATGAAGAATGACGAAGCGCAAAACAAATTCAATACCGAAATGGAAAAGGTGAAGCAAGCGCACGACAAGATGAACCAAAGGCTTTTTCAAAAGGGCTCGCCGCAATGGCTCGATTACATGAGCAAGCTAAAGAAAGAGGACCCGGACGAATACAACAATCAAATACAAATTCTCAAAGATACGACTAGCAAGGCAAATCAGGATCAACAGAAAGTCTACGAGACGCAAGGCGACGAAATATCCGACGCGATGATCCGCGGGGATTACCCGCCGGACATGGTGCGGCTCGGACGTGCGGCGCCGTTCACCGCGGCAGCGCTGGCAAAGAAAGGCGTGCCGCTCACCAAGCTAGAACTCGAATGGCAGGCGGCGAAGAAAGCGGTGCAAGCCGTCAATAGCAATCAAATGCAGAAATTTGAGGGATCGTTGCGGACCCTCGATCAACAAATTGACCGAGTGAAAGACCTATCGGAACAACTCAATTTGACGGATTTTCGTTGGTGGAACGAAAAGAGGATGCGCAAGGCGGTCGAATTGGCCCCCGGTAGTCCAGAGTTGGAAGTCGTGCGGCGCTATTTGTCGGCGATCGGACAGTTGCGAGGTGACGCGGCGCAAGTCGAAAGCGGCGGGTACGCTCCGACAGAGCCGGCATGGGAGGCGGCACGCGATCAAATCAACGCTTCCGATGACGTGAACACAATGGCCGCGGCGCTAGACGAAATGCGCCGGATAACGCGGTTCCGAATGCAAGCAATCCCGCTGATGCAAACCTACGGACCCGGCGCCGCTAATCGCTACACCGGGACAACCGGCAATCAACCAACAAGCGGTGTCGTCGGAGCGGCACCGCTTGAAGGTGGCGAGGAACCCGCCGCGGCGGCGCCGCCGGCGGCGGGGCCACCGGCACTACCCGGCGGGTACAAGATCATTCAACACGGAGGCGGATAAATGCCGATCGCCGTGAATGACAAAGGCGAAGCAGTAGCGCTGAAAGGCGGGAAATGGGTGCGCGCGACCGTCGCGGAAAACGACGCCGGTCACCGCATGGCGCAAGACCCTGACACGGGCGAGTGGGTGTCATTGCCGGCACAAACATGGGGCCAAACGCTCAAGAGCGCGATAGACCCGACGACGATCCTGCACAGCGGCGAGCAAGCCGCCTCGGATATTTACAGCGCGGTTCGGCATCCCGGCGAAACGACAAAGGGGATCGCGTACACGTTAGAGGGCGCCGGTCAATTAGTGACCGACGCGCTCGGGATCACGTTGCCGGCGGAACACAAGAACGATCGGCGCATCTATGCGCAAATGATCGGCAAATTGTTTATGGACCGCTACGGCAGCGTTGAAGCGCTCAAGCACACGATCGCGACCGATCCGGTAGGGTTCTTGTCAGACGCCTCGACGGTTATCGGTGGCGGCGGCGTTGCACTCCGCGGCGCGGAGCTAGCGGGTAAAGTAAGCGGCGCCGCTAAAGTTGCGAGTGCAGCCGGCAAAGCCGCGGACGTGGCGAAGGCGACAAGTGCCTACGTCAATCCGGTTACGCTCGCCGGCAAAGCCGCCGGGCTTGCCGGCAAGGGAATATATCGGGCCGGCACCGACGTTTACGGTGTTGCAACCGGGACAACCGGCGAGCCTATTCGGCAAGCCGTGTCCGCCGCCGCTAATCGGTTCGCCGATCCGGCGCGATACAAGGCATTTGTTGACGCTTTCACTGGCGCAACGGCGCCAGAGGAAACCGCGAGCTATGCGCAAAAGGCGGTTAGCGAACTAATCCAGAAGCGCGGCAAGATTTATCAGCAAGAAATGGCGAAGGTAAAACTCAATCAAACGCCGTTGCCGTTTCAGGACATTGACGACGCGCTAATCGACGCACTCAACGATCACACCGTCATTACCAAGAGCGGCGTGCGGCTCACTAAAAACCCGCTATCGGAAAAAGCGGTGCAAGCCGTTGAGGAAGTATTGTCGGAATTTCGCAAATTGCCTCCCGACGATTTCACGGTGGAAATCGCCGACGCGATGAAACAAAAATTGCAACAGCTAGCGGAGCGGCCGGAATTTCAAGATCAGTTTGGGCGCGCGAACTCGGGCGGGCACGTGATTAATTCCGTCACGCGCGCGGTTCGCGACACGATCAACGCCAAGTCGCCGGAATACGGCAAGGTAATGATGGCGTATCAAACGGCGACGGATGACCTCAAACAAGTGCAGAGGGAATTGAGCCTCGGGAAAGACGCCAACGCCGGCATGACCTTGCGCAAGCTATCGTCGGGATTGCGCAACAATGTCAGTAGCGCATACGCACATCGCGGCAAGCTGATTGAATTTTTGCAGGACAACGGTGCGCCAAATCTCGGCGCCATGTTATCGGGCATGGCGCTAGGCGAAACTACCTCGCGCGGCGGCATGGGGCGGCTGTTTACGGCGCTAGGCGCCGGCGAAGCACTCTCCGGTAAGGGACTAGTCGCCGCCGCGGGGCTCGCGGCTACATCGCCTCGCCTTGCCGGTCATGCCGCGCGGATCGCCGGCACCGGCGTCGCGTTGGCAAAGGAACCGGCTCGCCTCGCCGGCAAGCTGCCCGGTGCCGTACCGCTAACGGAGGCGTGGTTACGCACGCCGCAGGCACGTGGTCGCTGGCTCAATCGTCCATTGCCGCAAGAGCCGTTAAGCGGCGCCGACAAAAGTGCATTGAGCGGCGATAGCGAGTTAACGGGGCCAAAACTGGCGGGCGTGAAACCCGGCGTCAACGTCGCGATTAAACCGTTCCGCGAGGGATTACCGGCGCCGGCTACAGCGTCACAAATGCGCGCGCTCCCGCCACCGGCGACGCCGCCCGGTGGCGCGGAGGATACTGTGGGCGCGGGAGGAACGCGCGGGTGACCAAGCGCAAGGGCAATAGCAGCAAGTTTTTATTCACGCTCGAAAGGGCAGTCGAAGGCGTGCTAGCGCCCGACAGCGTTGCGACACCGGCGGAGAAAATCAAGGCGATCGAGGCGGGCGCAAAACTCCTGCAAATCAAACACAAGATCGACGGCGCCGGCGAGGACGAAAAAGGATATTTCGATGAGCACTGAGGCGGAGCTAAAGAACGCGGCGGAACACCTACGCGAGTTGGGGATCGACCCCGGCGAGACATACGACGGGCCAAATCCCGACAACGTGACACGGTTCCCGGCGAACGCCGGCGCTGTTGCCGATTACCCGGCTGACTACAAACCCGGCGGAATGCTTGTCGGCCTCGCGCCGCCGGTTCCGCTGGAAAACAAGGCCAGCGTGCTCGACACGCTCACCGCCGCGCTACAGGTGTTGAGCGCGCGCTTGTTGGGAATGATTGCCGTAATCGGCGCCGTCTTAATGTTCGGTTGGGCGGTGTACGATCCGCAACCGTGGCGGCTCGCCGCCGTGGGAACCTATGCGGCCGTAGTCCTATGGCCGATCGTTTTCCTCTATCTCAAACGGGGGTGACAAATGTCCGGCGTAGTCGGTACACCGCAACTCGTAACGATCGCTGCAATCGCACTCGGAGGGGCTAGCGGCGTCGCAGTCGCCGTTGGCAATAGCACACCCGGCATTCTTAATTCGGTGCTTGTTTCATTCGTAACGAGCGCCACCATTGGCAATCGCAATCTATACATGGCACTCCGCACAACCGCCGCCGGCGCGAATTTCTGGATCGGCAACCCCGGCGTCAACCAAGCCGCGAGCCTCACCGGCAACTATGCGTGGGGACAAAACGTAGCGCTTGGCACCGCGGCGGCCGGCATTGCGATCAACTACGCGCCCATCCCGCGCGGCATATTGCTCCCGCCAAATGCGTTCATCGCGTTCGTTGACAATGCTGGCTTGTCGGGAACCGACACCGTGGCGGCGGTTCTGCAACTCACCTACTGAGAGGGCGCTATGGGGTGGCCTACCACATTCTCGCAACTCGCCGGCGGCAATCAACCGCTATCAATCTTCGACACGATGTTTGCGCAAGTCGCGCAAATGATTGCGATACCGTGCACGGCAGCGGGCCAAAACTCGATCACGGTTTCGCCTAACCCGAATTGTCCTATCCTCACGTCTTACACCGAATTTTGCGCGGTGCGGTTCAAGGCGGTGCAAACGTCCAACGGCACCGTGAGCCTGAATTTTCTCACGCTCCCGAATTTGCCGGTTTATTTGGGCGACGGTGCAACACCCGCCGGTGCTAACAATTTGGTGCTTGGTCAAGAGTACGTTTGCGTGTTTTCACAGTCGCTCAATAGCGGCTCCGGTGGTTGGTTTTTGGAGGAGGCGACGGTTCCGGCCGCTACGGTTGCGGCGGGTAGTTCTGTCGTCGGTTTGGTTATAGCCAACAACATCACAACGCCAAATACCAAACTCGACGTTTCAATAGCGGAAGTTACGTTGAACAATGCGGCCGGACAATCAATCCGGTTTGCACCCGGCGGCGCGGCATTCACGATTGATTTCACAGTAAACGGGATCAACGGGCTCGACACCGGTGCGATCAACGTCAACACAAATTACTATATTTACGCGATCAGCAATGGTGGTGTTCTGCGTGGATTAGTTTCAACATCGACAACATTCGCTGGCACATTACCGCCGACCGGCTACACGTTCGGCAAACTAATCGGCATGTGGCGGACAGCGACCGGAACCGCGCAACTTATGGGCGGCGCGCAATACGGCAATCGGTTTTCGTATCGGCCGGGTGTCGCTCAAGGAATGCCGGCGGCGGCTGCAAGCGGATCGTCGGTCACGTTCTGGACCTCGTTTAGCCTCGCTAATTTTGTGCCGTCGTCAAATGTCAAGGCGACAAGCTTGTTGCTCTACAAAATAGCCAACGGTGTCGCGTCGCAAGGTATTTTTGCGGCGATTGCGCCTAACAACAGCTATGCGACCGCATCCTCGTCAACGACAAATAACGCGCCGATCATGATGGATTTTGCGCTTACGTTGGGCGTTGGTCAGGGAACGCAAGGGCCGGCGACCGTTCCGGGTCGTCTACTCGGGAGCGGACCGTTCTTTTGGGGCGTCAATGGCGCGGCGGCGCAAGTTATGGTCGAAGGTTGGGACGTGAACATATAGGGGAGCGCTGTCATGGGCCAAACAACAACTATTATGCCGTTTAACACCGGAACGGTGATTAACGGCGCCACCCCAACGCAAATCATCCCGCCTAATCCGTCGCGTGGCGCGCTGTTAATTCACAACCCGAATGTGGGGGCAGGCGCGGCCATTTGGATTGCACCGCTAGGCACAACGCCGGCAGTAAACGGCGCAGGTTCTTACGTGATTTTCTCCGGGGCCGATCGGCTGTTTATCGACGCAACTCGCGCAACATGCGGGTGGTCCGCAATCTACGGGATCGCCGGCACGGGAGGCGTGTCAGTTTTGGAGTTCGTCCAATGAAACGGTGGTTGTCCGTCGCGTTGCTGGCGCTACTCGGCTACGCGGCGACGCCGGCCGCGCCGGCCGCAGCGCAAGGGTGCGGATCAAATAACCCTAGCTGCATCGTTCCAATGCGTCCGCCCGGTGACAACACCGACGCCGCGGCTTCTACGAGGTGGGTGCTACAGAATGCCGGCGGCGGCGGCGGCGCAATTCCAAGCGGCACCGTCGGCGGAATGCTGTACTACACGACGACAACAAGCGTTGCGTCGTCGCCGTTGTTGCAGCAATTCGCGGTAGTGCTTGGCGGCGGCGGCGTTATCCCGCCGTCATCCGTTAACGGCACCGGCAACACCGGACAGGTGCTCACCTCGAATGGTTCGCTTGCGGCGCCCACGTGGCAAAACCAAGCGTTTGCCAACATCACCGGCACCGCTACGTTTGCACAATTGCCGCAAACGCCCGGCGCATCATTGCTCGGCGGCATATCGGCCACGCCCGGCGCGCCGCTCTATATCACTCTTTCGACGTGTAACGGCGCCACTAATGCGCTGACGTGGACAACCGGAACCGGGTTTGGATGCAATTCAATCGCCACCGGCGGAACGGTTACGAATTTTACAGCCGGCGCGCTTTCACCCTTATTCACGACCAGCGTTGCCACAGCGACCACAACGCCCGCATTGACGTTCGCGCAATCCAATTCGGCCGCAAACACATGGTTTGGCAATCAAGGCGGATCGGCGGCGCCGCCGGTGTTCAACGTATGGCCGTCCTGTAGTGGCGCTAATCAAGCACTCAACTACACGCTTGGGACCGGCGTTGGCTGCGTCACGGTTTCGGGCGGCGGTGGCGGCGTTACAAGTTTCGCCGGCCGCACCGGCGTTGTAGTCCCGCAAGGTCCGTCGCCGGGTCCGGCTGATTACACGTTCTCATTAATTGGCGGCACCGCAACCGCCGCGCAATTGCCGATCACCGGCACCGGCGGAACGCCGAATAAGGTCGCCAGCATCGGCAGCGCAACCACGATTACCGCGGGCTGCGCAACGTGGGATACAAACCTAAACCTCACGACAACCGGCGTCGCGTGCGGTAGCGGCGGCGGCGGTGCCACACCGGGCACACCCGTTCAAGCGGTGCAATTCAACGCGCCGCTTGGCACGTTCGCCGGGTCCGGCAATTTCCTCTACAACGACACCACCCGCACAATGTCGCTCGGCAGTAGCGGTGCGGCCGGCATTTTTTCTATGCCGGGAACAACGTCGGGCACCGTGTCGGTATCTCCGCCGGCGACCGGCGGCGGCACGCTCACATGGCCGGCCGGCAACGATACGATCATTGCGCGCGCCTCGACCGACACGCTCACGAATAAGACCTATGACACCGCGGGAACCGGCAACGTCTTTCGGGTCAACGGCAATCAGATTAGCGCGATCACCGGCACCGGTGGCACTCCTAACAAGCTGGCAACCGTCGGATCGGCGACCACGCTCACTAGCGGAAATTGCGCGCAATTCGACGCAAACCTAAACCTCATTACAACGAGCGCGCCTTGTAGCACCGCAACCGGCACTGTGACGACGTTTAGCGCCGGCACATTGTCCCCATTGTTTACAACGAGTGTTGCAACAGCTAGCACGACGCCGGCACTATCGTTCTCGCTATCAAATGCCGCAGCCAACACGCTTTTTGGAAATTGGGCCGCATCGGCAGCGGCGCCGCAATTTAATGCCGTTCCGTCGTGTAGCGGCACAAATCAGGTGCTCAACTACACGTCTGGAACCGGGATCGGGTGCGTCACAATCACCCCCGGCACCGGAACCGTAACCACATTTTCAGCCGGCGCGCTCTCCCCGATATTCACGACTAGCGTAGCAACGGCGAGCACAACGCCGGCACTGTCGTTCACGTTGAGCAACGTAAGCGCAAATCAGGTGCTCGCGGGTCCGACAACCGGCGCCGCCGCGGCGCCGACATATCGCGCGCTTGTCGCGGCAGATTTGCCGGCCGGCACCCCCGCGTTAATTGCGGCAGGGACCGCCGCGTTAGGAACAACCTCGATCGGATCGGCCGCATGTGCAACCGCCGTTGCAGGAACCGCAACGTCAGGAAATGCCGCAAACATACTCACCACCGACGTCATTCAAGCAACTTTCAACGGCGATCCTACCGGGATCGTCGGCTATCAACCGTCAACAAACGGAATGCTTACCATTATTCCGTATCCAACTGCGGGCGCCGCTAATTTCAAAGTGTGCAACAACACCAATGCAAGCATTACTCCCGGCGCGATCACTCTTAACTGGCGTGTGTCGCGATGAAGAAACTTGCAGGTATCTTTCTTGCAGTTAGTACGCTTCTGGCAATCGTCTCCGCACATGGACAGATCAGCTTGGTATGGCCGGGACCGGGCATTACGGTCACACCGGGCGGGAACAACTGCACTGTCAGCGGCACCAATTCCGTCACCACGGTGGGCGGTACGCTCGCTTATGTTTTTACGTCGTCGGGCACCCTTACTTGCCCGTCGGCGCGCACCGTCAATCTACTTGTTGTCGGCGGTGGTGGTTCGGGCGGTAACAGTTACGCCGGCGGCGGCGGCGCTGGCGAGGTTGTCACTTATTCGAGTTATTCGATGCCAAGCGGAGCGACAACCGTCACGGTTGGCGCAGGTGGCGCGGCTGTTGCAACAGGGCTCAGTGGCAATAACGGCGGTGACAGCACGATAGGTTCATGCACCGCTAAGGGCGGCGGAGGCGGCGGCCAGAACGCAACGGCTGGCGCTTCTGGTGGTTCTGGCGGCGGTGGCGGAAATAGTGCTGCCGGCGGTACTTCGATTGCTGGCGGCAATTGTTCCGGTGGAACCGGGCGAGGGTTTGCGGGCGGGACAAATAGCGGCTCGACCGGTGGTGCAGGCGGCGGTGGTGCTGGAAGCGCAGGGTCAACGCCATACACCGGGACAACCAATGGCGGCGGTACGGGCGGCAAGGGTTTTATTAGCTCGATAACCGGCTTTTCGGTTCAATATGGCTGTGGCGGCGCTGGCGCGGGGCGTACCGATAGCACCGGCAATTCGGGTGCGGGTGGTTGCTCAGGTGCGGGGATCGGTGCCGGCGGGAATAACGCGACACAAGCCGGAATAGGACGGCCCAACACAGGCGACGGCGGAGGCGGAGCGCCCGGCGGTACTGTTAGCGGCGTTGGCGGATCAGGCATTGTTGTTGTTCAAGAAGCAACAGCGGGCGGCGTCGTTTCAAGTCTATGCACTGTAACGGGGACTGCTTGGATTGGCCGGGCCGGGACGAACACGACATATACATTTACTGGCAACGGCTCTATTTCCTGCCCTAGCGCGGTACAGGTCAATTACCTGCTGGTTGGTGGAGGTGGCGGCGGTGGCGGCGCGAATGTATCTAACGCATCAGGTGGCGGCGGTGCCGGGGGCGTCAGAACCGGCGCAGTTCAACTTAATGCGAGCCAAACTTACGACGTCATTATCGGATCAGGCGGCGCCGGCGCCACGTCCGTTGTTGCCGGCGGAATTGGTCAACCTAGTATCTTTGATGTTATCGCTACGGTCAGAGGCGGCGGCGGTGGAGGCTCTAGTTCTACCATACCCGGTACGCTAGGTGCGTCTGGCGGCGGGGGGGCTAACAATTCTGCGGGCGGCGCTAATGTTCCCGGTCAAGGCTATCAGGCTCTAACCGCGGCGAGCGGCGTAAACGCGGGGTCTGGCGGTGGCGGATCGACGGGAGTTGGTTCCGCCGGCAACGCAACGAGCACTACTGCCGGCGTCGTCGGGAAGGGTGGGCCGGGCTTCAACGTCGATACAACAATTTTCGGGGCAATTCCTGATTGCGTTTCGGGTGGCGCCACGGGAGGGCGTTATCAAAGTTTGTTAGTTGGTAGTCCGCCATGTGGTGCTGCCGGCTTTAGCGGCGGCTCAACTGCCTCACAATTCGGGACGGCGGGCGGCGATGCGATCGTCGGCGGCGGCGGCGGCGGCGGCGGTAACGATAGTGTTAACGGCGCTGGTAGAGGCGGCAACGGTGGCCCCGGCTTACTAGTCGTCTCACACCCAACCGCGCAGCCTGCCACGATTTGCACCGCCAACACGGACGGCGGCGGCAGTGATGCGAATGTCATGGGGCTGTGGCACGTAGACCAAATGACGGCGGATAGCATCCGATCGGGTACTGGCGTCATCACCGGTACAGCAACAACAATCTCTAGCGCGCAATCTAAGTTCGGCGGCTATGCGCTATCTTCTGGCACGGCCGCAAGCAATGGGTTGCTGGTTGGGTCGCCCCCGAGTGTTGGAACGGGCGATTTCACGGTGGAGTTTTGGGGAAATGTAGGCGCGTTTAGTGGCGCTACTCCAATGTTTTTTGGCGACACGACGAGTACGCAATTCTACACATCGGCTACAACCCAATTTACCTTTCTTCCGGGCTCGCTCACCTTCAATGGAAGCACACTGCCATCTGGTAGCTGGCACCATTATGCCGTTGTTAGACGAAGCGGAAACATATCTGCATTTTTGGACGGATCACAATATGGTTCTTCCGCTGCCAGCGCATCAACATTGTTTGCGGGAACCAATTTCTGTTGGGGCACTGGTACGCCATGCCCCAACGGTTCGTGGTATCTCAACGGCTATGAAGATGAGATGCGGATTTCCAACGTGGCGCGCTATCAAACAACGGGCTTCACGCCGCCGACGACGCCCTTCTGTGACCCGGTCGCCTCGCCCATCGGAATGCCGACGCTATTTGCACAATCCGGTCAATTAGCTGTAAGCGGATCAAGCCTGACTACGACGACAACCGACGCTATTACATCGGGCAATCTAGCGATCATTGCTATTGGGCAGAATAACAATAGCGTTGTTACTATCACTGGCGTGAGCGATGGAACCAATACTTATGCGCAAGCCGCACACCAAACTAACGCGAGCGCAGCGTTTAACGATATTTGGTATAAGGCCAATGCCGCGGCGGTTGCATCTGGTGCGACTATCACGGTCACTTACAGCGGCGCCAATGGTGGCGGGTTCCAACACATCATAGCGGCGCAAGCGTCTGGCATTGCGACTGCTTCACCGTTTGATAAGACAGCCGGCGCTAATAGCGCGACCACTACGGCGCCAGTTACCATTCCGGCTCTGACAACCGCGCCACAGCTTGATTTCTGCTACGCGCGCACCAGTGTGCAAGGTGCCGGTTCGACCATATCAATACCCGATCCGGGTTGGACTAATCTCTACAACGCCCTTCAAACTGGTAGTCAAAATCAGCTAATCTCTCTCGATTGGCGGGCTGTAACTAATCCGGTTTCAGTTGGTTACAATCCGACAGTCTCAGCCGCGCCATCAATCAACATCAACGCTTGCGCGACGTTTATTCATGGATAAGGGATACGGACAATGAATGGCGCAGTCGAGGAAGGCGGCCAAACCGCCCGGACGTTGATAACGAGCTTAAAAGACAACCCGCTATTGCTCGGCGTGTTGGTGCTCAACGTGATCTTTATAGGGATGGTCACGTGGGCCTCGATGAATGTCGCGACGGCGCGCGATGTAATTATGAAGCAACTAATCGACAGCAATTCAAAGGCGCAAGAAATGCTGTCGCGGTGTATCGTGCCACAGAAATCGTCTGACATTATACCACACGAATAGGAGGGCGTGTCATGGCAACGATCGCGATTTCCAGCGGTCACGGGTTGTATATCAGAGGCGCGCGCGGAAACCCGGTGCCGCCGTATCTCGATGAGGTAGACGAAGCGCGCCGGGTAGTCGCCGCGGTCGCTTCTAATCTTGCCGCGGCAGGCGTCACCGTGCGCGGGCCATTCAACGACGACGTGTCGCGCACGCAAAACGAAAACCTCAACCGCATTGTCAATTGGCACAATTCGCAATCGCGCGATTATGATGTGTCGGTACATTTCAATTCAAGTTCACCGCAGACCAGCAACAAAATTGGTGCAGAGTGTCTGTACGTCACTCAGCAAACGCTCTCGGCAAAGGTTTCGGCGGCGATTGCGGGCGCGGCAACGATACCAAACAGGGGCGCCAAGAGACGCACCGATTTATTTTTCCTGAACAACACCGCAAAGCCGGCAATTCTAATCGAGGTGTGCTTTGTTTCGTCTACCGGCGACGCGAGCGCGTACAACGCTAACTTTGATGCGGTGTGCCGGGGGATCGCGGAGGCGGTTGGCGGGGTGCCGATACCGGGACCGACGCCGCCAGAGCCAGAGCCGGGACCGGAACCGGAACCGGAACCGGTGCCGCCAGAGCCGGGGCAGATCGACATAACCGCGGCCGGCAACGTCACCGTCTACGTCAACGGGCATCAGGTGTTCGGCCCGGTTGAGCCAGCGCCGCCAGAGGAAGGGCCGCAGGCAAACCACAAGAACATCACCGCCACCGTGTTCGGCGGGGCCTCCGACCCCAACAATTCGGCTTATCCGCCCTATGACGCGCTCAACGACACGGAGCTATACGTCGCCTTGCCGGCGAACGTAGCGGACGCCGCCATGCGCGACCGGGGGGTGCAGGTGTGGAACACGTCCACGCGACAAACCGCGCAGGGAAAGGTGAGGGACAAAGGCCCGTGGACGGTGGATGACGACCGATATGTGTTCGGGGATGAAACCGCGATCGCGGTCACGTGCTACGCCAACCGGACGCCTCTGCCGTCGGGACCCAACGCCGGCACGGTGCCGACCAACGACGCCGCGATCGACCTCTCGCCGGCGCTCGCGCGCGCCGTAGGGATCAGCGGCAAGGGCAAGGTGGATTGGGATTGGGTCTAGGGGCTATAAGGCGGTTCGACGGGACAGTTGCGCATTGGCCCTAGCGGCGCTCTTGCCCTGTCGGGTGGCGGCGGGTTTTGTGGGGCCTCACTCCACCCGCCGCCGCTCCACACTACAGGCATCGTGACGGTGCCCTATGACAGCCGTCACAATTTTGTCGTTTTCTCCTAACCGATTTCGGCCACGGGCTTTTTCCGCGCTTTCATCTCAGCTTTGAAGTCGTCGGGCGTGCGGCGCGGTTTCTTTGCGCGGGGCGGGCTCGAGGATTTAATGGCGCCGTTTGTTTTTTCCTCGGTCGATCGTGCTCGCGCGCGAGCGTGAAAGTCCACCGGCGGCAGCGGCGCGTTGACTTGTAGCTGGCGCTCTTTGTCGAGACGCTTGGTTGACCTAGCGACGGCGCGGACCGCCGCGGTTAGACGCACCTCCGCCCGGCAGAGTTGGGCGATGATCTTGTCCCGCTTCAGCCGCAGCCGGGTCACGTCGTCGGCGAACCCGTTGTGCTTGGTGGTCATCCGCTCTAGTCTAGTCTTGCTCATGATGGTTTCCTTTCCGTTGAGCGCCCGGTGGTCTAGTCCCCACCGGGCGCAACCATGATAGCAGGGGCGATTTTCAAAACCGCGAAATTGACAACGCGCGCGCCGAAATCCCGCTGTGCCGCAGCGGTTTCCGCACTGCACGACAACTATTTTTGTCAGCAAAACGCGGCGAATTAGCTAGTGATGATTAGCTAGCGAACAGCAAAACCCCCACACCGGCGGGCTTTGCTGCACTGCACGACTAATGCAATCTGGCGATGTCCGCGGTCATGAAGCGGTAGAGCGCTTCGCACAGCTTGTCGGCCTCGACGCCGGGTTGATGGCAGGCATTTTGAACGGCTTGCTCGACACAGAATTTTCGGACGGCTTGCCCGCCGATTATTTCCTGAATTTGCTTGTTGAGCCGTTCCGTCTCGGCTTGCCGGATCGCGCCGCGCGGGTCCTCCGCGGCGTCCTGTAGGTCCTGCTTGTCCTTCGATAGCGGCATTATCCGTTGCCCTCCGGTTCTCCGATCGGACCCAACACGCGCGCCATATCGACAATCCGTTGGCGGTGACTTGGGTGCGTCAAAATGAGGGTAAAGTTACACCCGGTTTTGCGGAGGTCCGTCACGTAGCCACACGTTTTCCCGTTAATTTCGTCCTCGCATCGTCCAAACTCCGTCCATCCGTCGGGTCCGCCGGCGAGCCGATGACCACACCCGCCGCACGTCCATTTTTGAAAGATAATCGCGCCCTCGCGCCGGCGTCGATCGGCTTCCGCGGTCACTTGTGCAAAAGGGAAATCTATCTGTTGTTTCCGTCGCTTGGTCATTATGCCTCGCCTTCCGTCTTAGGTTCCCATGAACCGCACCACGATTGCGGACCCTCCGCCGGGATCGGCGGGAAATACGAAACAATGACCGGCGCCTGTTGCATCGGCGCGTCCGGCCGCGCGATCACCGGCGGCGGCACCGCGGTCATTCCGACCATGACCGGCGTCGGCGGACCCTTGTGGCACCCGCCCATGCCGGGGCCGTAAAGCGGGTTTTCATCCCAAAACTCGCAATTCCCGCATTTTTGGTCCGGCCGGCGCTTCATATCAGCGTGTCCTTTTCCTCGCGCTCGCTGGCGCGCCGATCGGCGAGCAACGCGCGCGTCCACCATTGCTTGTCGTAGGTGGCTTGCAGGCTCGCGCGGTACTCAAACGGAATGGTTTTCCACACCGATTGCAGTTTGGCGGTGCCTTCCTCGCAGGCAGACGAACAGGCAATGCGAAATCGTCCGAGGTTGCCTGACACATCACCGGCGAGCGGCGCCGGCGCACCGGCGGGCTCCCTAAAGGCTTGCTCGGTTTGGGCGGCGCCATTTGTTTCACGTGAAACATTATCCGGCGCCGTTTCTTCTGCCGGCTGCGGTTCCGGCTCTTGCGTCAGCATGGTTGACGTAGGCGGCGGCGTTTCCTCGCGCTCGGCGACGACGCCGCGCGACGGGTCAATCCAGCCGCCGACGCCTTGTTCGTCAAATTGTTCTTCAAGGCGCGCCGCGTATTGAAAGACGTTGAGCGGCATCCCGCGCGCGAGCCGGCGCTTAACGGTCTTTTGGCACATGGCCGGGAAGCCGACGGCGGGATCGGACCACGGCGGTTGATTGCCGTTGGGCGCGCGCCGTTTAACCTCTAAGAGTTCGTCTATCCCCATCACCGCGATAATCGGCGGCCGGGTGTTGGAACTCGCGGTTGCCCACGCGCCTATTACTTTGCGACCGGGCTCCCCAAGCTTGGGGACGTGCGTGCAGAAAGGATTGGACCCGAGGGCAAATTCAAAACGGTCACCCTCGCGGATCACGTCGCCGTTGATGGTCAAGCCGCTACGGGCGCCTAGCGTGTTGTAGCCCTTGTAACCGATAACGGGCTGCACGCGGTTTTTGAAAGGGATCAAATACCCTTGCCCGGTCGCACCATCCACCTCCAACCCGAGGAATGCGAACGTGAGCGCAGCGTTGAACAAGCTTTGCCGGTTGGCGTCCAATAGTTTCGGGTTTTGCTCGATCGACACCCAAATCGTTTGCATCAGTCGCGGCAACGGGAGGTGTTGCGTCGCCGGACCTAGCGCCGCCTCAAGCCGCGGTAATAGCGGCTCGAATTGTTTTTGGATGACGGCTAATTCGTTCATCGCACCTCGCCTCGCATTAGCCACGCCCACCGGATTGCGTTGGCGAAGCTAAAGCAGCGTCCGCCGTGTCGGCGATAGAAGCAGTAAGAGCGCCAGAATGTGAGCATGGTTGTCTCCTATTGTCGTCGCATCGCGTTCGTCACGATAACGTAGCGACCCCATTCATCAACGAGTAGCGTTTCATGCTCGGCATGTTCTGGCCGGCCGACCGTTAGCGGAGCTAAATTGGGATAGTCACGGAGAAGGGCATCAGCCGCCTCGCGTGACACAACATTGCTAGTGATTTTAATTTCCGCAAAATCTCCCTCTTTTAAGTCTTTTATGTTAGTCATCGTTGGCCTCCATTGCGTTATGTATCCCGGTATCGTGTGGCCGGTCGCTCGCAAACAAACCCACTGACAAAAAACGTACAGCGCCAGTAAGTCGAAGGGGACGGCAACACTGTAGAAGATGGTTGCGAAGCCGGCGCTATAGAGCGCGGCGTACATCGGTCCGATAGGTTTTGAGTTAATAAGACCACACACGAAATTCCCAAGGCACCCGCGACGGAACCAAAGATGATAGACAAAACATATTGCCACCAACGCATAGCGCCACCCATCCTTTCCTAATAACGGTAGCAACGGCAGGCTACCAACAATGATCGCCGCGCAATTATGCGCGCTAGCTGATACCCTCCGAAGCATCAATGATTTCGTCCGGTAGAACATCGGGGATTTCCACCTTAACCATCAAATTGTTGTTCTTCGTCTTGGTCACGCGCACCCAAATGTCGCCGGCGAGGTGCAGCGCTTCATGGTCGTGGCCGATCGCTTTCAACAACTCAAGCCGCGCCGCTACTGCGCCCTTTTCATAGAAGCGATAGTTGGCGCGAAAGTCCTTGTAGAGCCGCGCAATTTCCGCGAGTTTGTAGTTTTGCGGGTCCTCTTTGACGGCGCCCGGTGGCGGATCGAATAGCTCGCGCAGCAACGGGTATTCCACCGCTTCGCCGAATGGTTCCGGCTCCGGGCCGCTCAAGCTTGCCCAAAATTGCCCGATCGCTGTCAATAGCTCACCATGAAATTGCTCGATCGGCGCGCGCTCGAAATAGTGCATTTCACCGCACACCCACGCGGCAATCACACCCCACGCATGGGGTTGCTCGCCGTCGCCGCAGATCATTTGGTGTTGGAGTTGGATTTCATAATGACGCGGCACAACTTGCCCGCTTTGCCATTCTCGAAACCACACCCCGTAATCGAATACGCATTTGCACTCCAACGAACCCCACCCGCGGTTAGGATCGTAAATCAACGCATCGCGCGTGCACCCCATCAACAGCGTTGAATGGCGCATGTAATGATCGTGGACGTTATCGTGCACCTCAAGTTTCAAATCGTGAGCGGCGCGCTTTGTTAGAAGCGGCTGCAATTCCTTTCCCCAAAACATGCGCTCGGTTTCGGCCGGCTCGATCTTGTCGCCGCGCGCGTATTTGCGCCAAAGCATCCACCGCGTCAGATACGGGCTCGCGTTGAATAGCGCGGGGCTTTCGGTCGCGCTAACGGTTCGATTTTGCGGATCGGGCATTTACCGCAGCATCTTTTTAATTTCTTGGATTTCGCGCGCTTGCTCTCGCAAAGCGTCAAGTATGCGTTCAAGTTTGTTGGGTTCTTCTCTTTTGAACGTCGTTGCCGGCGCCGCTCCCGTCGTTGGTTTGTCCGTATCAAATTCCGGGTCTGCCATTTTGTCTCCTCCTATGGACAATCGGTTGTCGGACGCTATAGTGTGCCGGCGAGGTGGTCAATGGATGTGTTGCAAGAATTGCGGGATAACCGCCAACTCGGCGAATTGGCCCGGTTGCTCCGCCCGCCGGTCAGCCGGCAAGCGGTGCGCCGGTGGAAGCAAGTGCCCTACCGCTACCTCCGCCAAGTCGCGTCGTTGACCGGGATCGACCCGGCAGCGATCCGCCCGGATCGGGCGTCGCTCGTTGTCTTGTGGAAACCCAAATGGACGCCGCCGCGCCGGCGGGTCCCGTTAGACTTGCGCAATGAAATTTAACTTGCGCCAGCAAATCGAGGAAATCGACCGCGAGCTAACGAAGCGCGCGGAGGTTTACCCGCGTTGGGTCCGCGCCGGCAAAATCAAGCAATCGCAAGCGGATTATCACGTCGCGCGGCTTGAAGCGGTCAAGCGCACGCTGGAATGGCTTGCCGCGAACGAAACGGAAATCCGTGCCTATGTCGAACAACGCAACCCCCACTAACGAAAGATATATGGTCAAATCGTTCTTTCGGTGGGTCAAATCGCTCTGGCAAACGCGCCCGATCCACATCCCGCGCACGCCGGGAACACCACGGCAAAACTATTTTGGCATGAAAATTCACCGCGGGTTTTGCCCTCGATGCGCGAGCGAGGAATTTTTCTCGGGTCCGCCCGGTGTCATCTTTTGCGGCAATGAGAATTGCCGCGCGGGGTTTAAGGTCTGGAATTACGGCGACGGCAAGGTGTTTGCGGAGCAAACCGAAAACGGGCCAGATCACCTTTACCGTTGATTGATGGGGGATGGTTCGACCCGCAATCCCGCGGGGCGAAAGACGGAGGTAGTACCACATGAAGCGACTATTGCTTGCGTCGGCACTGGCAATGACGCCTGTTGCTGCGATGGCTGACGTCACTCTACTCGATAAACTGAGTGGCACGGGTGACAACGTGGTGTTTGACAGTCAGACGGGCGGCCTCATTCTTGGGAGTTTCAACGGTCAAAACCAAGGCACCGTTGATTTCACCGACCTATCTGGAAACCCGCTGTTTGTGGGCGCGGCGAATGGCAACGACATTAAGATTGCCAACACCTCTGACTTGCAAGTGCAAGTCTTTGATGCGACCAACACTAGTGTGTTGGCAACTACCACTGACGTTTTCTCCCTAAAGGGCACCGGCAACGTAACCGCGTTTGTGACTGCCAACGAACAAGGCGGCGGCACTATGTTGTTCACGTTCAACCTCGGTGCAATCGACCCGAACGCACAGTCCGGGTTTACGTTGGCGGCCATCAACGGCGAGACGATCAATCAGTACGTGCTACTCGATACCGGGGGCAGTATTACCGATTTCGAGCACTATCGTGTTGACGTTGCCGCCGGCGCGGTGCCGGAACCGTCCACATGGGCGATGATGATACTCGGCTTCGTCGGGCTCGCGTTTGCGTTCCGCACGCGCCGCCGCGTTGCCGGCTTCGCTTAACTCGCCGCAGGAAGGCGCCGCTCGTAATCGCTCGACAAGAGCACGGCGGCGCTTTCTTTGCTGATTTTGCCGGCGGCGAGCAACGTCAACACGCGCGACGCATGAGGTGGCGCGCCGTCCTTGTTCCAGCGGCGAATAGTTTTTTCGTTGAGCCCAAGGTAGGCCGACGCTTGTAGCCGGCTCCACCCTAGGCGCAACCAGAGCCGCCGCACTCCCAACGCTGTCATAAGTCATCCTCGTCATCGTCACCGCCGGCGATCCGATGAAAATCGTCGTCGCCGATCCCCGACAGTAGCACCTCGCGTTGATCCGCGGTCAAGTCGGGTAGCAAATCTTGAATGAGCGCGCCGCCACTCTGCCATTCCAAATAGCGCGCGTATTGATCCGTCGTGAGCGTCAACTGTTGTTCCGGCAATTTCATAAAATCCGGTGGTGTTACCCCAACGGTGACGTGTGTCCCCGTTGTCTCGATCACGCGCCGCTTTGGTTGCATTCCGGGTATCTTGGGAAACGCCATTTTGATCCTCCTGATTTTTCGGTTTCGAGTGGACTAAAAACCCCGGTAGAAGCCGCTAAGAGAGTTCGCTACGGGGGCCGGCCGGGGCCGCGCGAATTTCGGCGGTGCAGCTACCGCACCGCGGTAGCCGCACCGCAATACACGCGGATTTGACGCTGTTTTCACCGGCGCCCGTTGAAAACCGAGCAATAGGCGGCGCCCGCTAACCGCGGGTGCCGGCAGTCAAGATAGGCGGCGCCAGTTATCCAACCGGCGCCGATCGCCACCGCGGCAACGATCAGCGCAACACCGGCGCACACGTCGCGCCGGTGCTCGCGCTCGCGCCGCCGGCGCACCGTGACGCGCGTCACCGGCGCACCGGATCGGCGACGAACGTGCGCGCGACGTTGCCGCGCGGGAACGTGTAGGCGGCGCCCGTTAACCGCACGTTGCGCGCCTTGTGGTGCTTTGGTCCGCGCACCGCGTCCGCGGCGTACCACCACGGGCGCGGATCGGCGAAAAGCCGCTCTGTATATTCGTCGGGTGTCATTTTCGTTAACTCCCAAAAAAGCACCGGCGGAATTGCCGGCGCCGGCCGATCGGCCGCGACGGCGCCCGGACAACCGGGCGCCCGCGCGGTTAATCCGGCCTAGGCGATATTGTAAAGCGCGACCAAATCGTTAACCGCAATTGTCGCGTCCGTTGCGGTTCCGCCGTCATATTTCGTAATCGTTGTGCCGTGGCGGGTAACAAGCGCCAAGTCAAACCCCATTTTCATCGCGTTTTCAATGGCTTGCAATGTCAGGGTTTTT